GAAGGACAACAAGGAAGCACTTTAACTGTAGTTTCTACTACGTTAGATGCTAACGGCGCTGTAACAGCTATTACCTTTAGTGGTACTCATGCTGCAAATGATGCTAACTCTGTTGCTCAATACGATAAATTCCAATTTAACGATGGCGTAGCTGGATATACCAACTTACGTTACAGAACTTTTATTGGGCATAAAGTATCCGCTAACCCAGTTCAATTCCAAGCTACCGCAGCTGCTGCATCCACCAATGGATCGCAAGTAACTGTTAATATCTTCCCAGCATTACAAGCATCTCAAACTAATGCTCAAAACTTAAATACCCAAATATTACCTGGTATGCAGGTTTCTGTATTACCAAGTCACAGGTCTGGGCTGATAACAGCTGGCGATCCATTGTTCTTAGCAATGCCAAGATTGCCTGATCAAGTACCGTTCCCTACAGGAAACGAAAACGATCCAGAAACAGGTGTATCAATGCGTATGTATTACGGAAATCTATTTGGACAAAATCAGATGGGGATGATCCATGATGCAATATGGGGAAGTACGCTAGTACCAGAATATTCGATGGCTTTGGTATTTCCTCTATAACCTGATGATTAACAATAGGGGCAGCCATGCCCCTTATTTAAAAGGAAGAATGTTATGACAATACAACCTAACTACCCTATGGTTAACCTTGGTAACCTTTATGTCCAAGGTGGTGCGCTTTCATTTGTAAGCGGCACTAGTATTACAATTGCCTCCGGACAGTTTCGTGATTCAACCAATGTTAACGACATTGTGTTATCAAGCGCTGCAACTATTGTGGCATCTGCTAACGGAGCTAACGGATTAGACGTTGGCGCATTAGCCAATAGCACTTTATATGCGGTTTATGTAATCGGCGATTCTACTGGATTTAACGCTACGGCTGGCCTTTTATCAACTAGCTTTAGCGCTCCAACATTACCTGCTGGTTATGATATGTTCCGCCGTATTGGAGCTGTTCTAACAAGCGGCGCTGCTGCAATTCTAGACTTTAGCCAAGCTGGTCGCACTATATGGTATGCTGCTGCTATTGCAACTGCTGTAACAGCTGGTGCATCTACTACTTTTGCTTTAGTTAACGTTTCAGCAATGGTACCAAGCGCTGCAAGTTCTGTAATACTAGAGGCAGTTTTAACAGCTGACGCTGGCGCAACTCGTACTGCTGCTTTTAAAGCTAGTGGCTCAAGTTCAGCGGCTGGTCAGGTTGTTATGTCGTCCCCTGCTAGTACCGTTACTAGTACATCTTTAGTTTGTCCTTGTACAACTATAACAAGCACAACAGGCGTTAATTACTTAGTTTCAAATGTTGCGGCTGCTTTGGCAGTTTCTGTATTTGGCTATGTAGATCAATTATAAGGAGCACTTGTCCATGGCTTATCCTGTCACACTGCTTATTTCAGAGGCATTTTATACGTCAGGAATCGTCTCAAGAAATTTTCAGCAAGTGGCAGGAGACCAGGAGCAAGTAGGCTTTTTAAAACTAAACGAAATCTTGTCTGATACTGCAATTGAAGAAGATATGATCCCTTATTTTACGACATCATATGACTTTAATGCAGTACCTGGCCAAGAAATGTATTTTATTCCAAACCTATCTGATCCTGAAACTTTAACATTCTTTATTAATACCATTCGGTATCAAATGAGAAAAGAATCTCAAGATTTGTATTTTGGTGCAGCACGCGCAGAAAATGTTGAATCATTGCCTTATAATTGGCATTGCGAGCGTTGTTTAGGTGGCTGTAATTTATTTATCTATTTCTTTCCGGACACTGCTTACCCAATGCAATTAACAGGGCGCTTTAGATTGCAAACAGTAACTATTAATCAAGACTTATCGTTAATACTTGATCAGTATTATATTAATTATTTACAATACCGTTTAGCCGACAGATTGTGTACAGCATACAATTTCGCACCTTCCCCATCATTAACTAAACAACTACTACAATATCAACAAATGATCTCCAAGCGTTCAAGCCCAATGGATTTAAGGATTAATAAAACTTCTACTTTTAATTCGGGCAACTCGATCAATTACGCGCAAGTAAATCTTGGAAAGGGCTGGACTACCAATTAATTAAGGGATACTCCATAAATGAGACAAACACCCAACGCCAAACAAGAGCCCGTAAATGTAGTGGGAGGTTCAACCTTCGGTAGATATAAGAAAATCTCAAGTGAAAAAACATACAACATGTTTGTTTCTGACGAATGGCTAGTTAACACCGCTGGGTATCAAAAAGTTTATGAATTACTTCCGGATGGATTAGGCCGTGCTATTTTTACTAGTATTCGTGGTAACATTTTGATCATAGTAGTAGACAGTTTTGTTTATTCATTAAACGAGCACCTTGTACCTACTTTTGTAGGAATGTTGGGAACTGAAAGAGGTGTTGTATATATAGATGAAAATTTAAACTCACAGATTTGTATTGTAGATGGGTTAAATGCTTACATCTATAATTATTCCCTGCCAGGCACCAGTTTAACGGTTCAAACTGGATTAGGTAACCTTATCCCAAATTATGTAGAGTATCATAATACCTATTTCCTTTTTGGAAATGCTGACAGAACTAGTAATGGCTCAGCTTGGTATGCTTATAAATACAGTACACCAACCACAATAATACAAGCAACTCCTGGACAATTTGCCTTACAAACTAAACCTGATTATGCATTAGCTATAGTAAGGCTGCCAGGGCAAGGCGCTAACGTTTTAGTTATGGGTACATCAGTTTGTGAGATATGGACACAAATTGGCGGCCTTCAAAATTATAGACGTAATAACACCATAAACATTGATTATGGTTGTGCCTCGATTTCAACCATTGCAACCTCAGATAGATATGTAGCGTGGCTCGCTATTAATGAAAATAATGCACCAACTATTATGGTGTATACTGGACAAGGATTTAAGCCAATATCAACAGATGGTATTGATCACCAATTATCCCACATTAAATATGTAGCTGAATCAACGGCCATGTTTTATAGACAAGATGGTCATTTATTTTATCAATTAACATTTTATAATCCAGCTGATAATTTAACCATTCTTTATGATTTTAATACAGAAATGTTTTTTAATCTTAGTGATTACGCATTAGATTATCATCCAGCTAAAAATTATGCCTACTTTAATGGCAACACTTATTTTGTTTCATTAAATAATGCTGCTATTTATTTATCATCAACGGATTTAACTACATATAATGAAAATTTACCGACTATGATTTCAGATCCAACTCAAATATATGAGATCCAAAGGATTAGAATTTGTGATACTATTAGGGAAGATGATAGTAGTCAATTCAGGCCAAACAGTTTTGTGTTTACAATTGAACAAGGCAACGATAAAAATGTTACAGGATTATCAATAAATAGCCCTGGACAGGATTTACTAATAACTGAGGATTTATTTACTCCACCTGACGATACTATATACACTGAGGCTGGACAACAAATGGCAGATGAGGATTCTAGTGATATAGCATCACTTACGATCCCATATCAACCTAGGGTTGATTTAACGGTCTCAAGAGACAGCGGTGTATCCTGGAGCAATACCGTCTCTAGAAATTTAAACCCTATAGGAATACGTCAGAACATTCTTAACTGGGAAAATTTAGGAGCATGTAATAGTTTAACTTTAAAATTAAGATTTTGGGGATTAAGCCGTTTTGTAGCTAATAACGGAATGGTGGTGTTGTATTAATGGACTTACCAACATACATACAAAATGACAATCAAGAAAATTATAACCAAGAATTAAATCAAACTTTAAGGGATAATTTAAGTAATAATGGTTGGGTTGTACCAGAGATAACGACGGCAAACTTAGCTATAATATCATCACAGATGCCAGATGGTACGCTTTGGTATGTAACCGACAGTACGCCGCCTATATTTGTTGGAAAAGTTAACGGTAGTTTAGTAAAATTTACAACTACTTCATATCCATAAGGAGCATAGATAATGGGATTTTTTAAAAGCGTAGGAAAGATGTTTAAAGGCGTAACTAAGCCTCTTATGGGAGCTGGTATGGGTTACCTGACAGGTGGTCCGATTGGTGGCTTAATGGGCGCTATGAGCGGCTTTGGTGGTAGCGGAGGAGGCGGTGGTGGCAATTATGGGGCTGGCATGGAATATTTAAACCAAATTCCAGGTATGGCTAGAAGCTATTTAAACCCCTACACCGAAGAAGGAAGAAAAGCTTATAACAGTCTTTTAGATCAATATAGTAATACCTCTACTACTAACCCAACTCAATTTCCAGCAGAATATAGCCAAATGGGACGTGATCCTACAGCTTTTATGAATAACTTAATGAAAGATTACGAGCCATCTAGGGGTTACAATTACAAACAAAATCAAATGCTAGGAGCTGCTAGAAATAGTGCGGCATCTGGTGGTTTTTCTGGAACCCAGTATGATCAAGCAAACCAAGCTGAAACAATTAAAGATTTACTTGGCTCTGATATGGCAGAGTATTTATCCAATGTTTTGAATATTCAAAAGTCTGGCTTAGAAGGTGAAGAAAGAAGATTGGCTGGGCGCGAAAGAGTATTAGCAGGGGAGGCCGGAAGAGGCGGCGATGCTGCACATGATTTAGCAAGTATATTGGGAACTAATTTAGGACAACAAGCAGGATTTAGATTTGAGGGTGAACGTCAAAGAAGGTTAGATCAAGCTAATAAAAGAAACAGCAGGATGGGTTTATTTGGTGATTTACTAAGTTCGAAAAACCAAGGCGGCCTTGATGCTGCTAACGGTAGACTTACTGACATGTTTAGCTCTCTTGGCGCACTTTTTGGAGGATAATTATGCCTATTACACCTATTAATTTTGCTGCCATTGATCCTATCGATTTTAAAGACGATATATTCTCTGGTTTATTAAAAATGCGTGAAGCTCAACATGCTGGCGAAAAACGTGGTTTAGAGAATGAGGGTATGCGTCACCAAAATTCTATCCAAGGCGCTAAGGCTCAATATGCTCCTGATATGGAAAAGTTTACTGCTATGTTACGACAAAACCAGGCTGAAAATTATAATAGGGAGATTGAATCTAAGATTGGGTTAAATCAGGCGCACGCAAATCATGCAAACAGTCAAGCTGCTGCTGAAAACAATAAACTTACGGATGCATCAAAATACGGAAAATATATTCCTGGATCTTTGGATAAGCTGCCTAAAGCTGAGCAGCATGATACGACAAAACGTATGAAAGATAATCTTGTTAAAGCCGAAAACCTCATGCAAATGGGCAAAGAATTAAAAGAGTTTAAAAAGTTAATGAAAGAGCATCCTAATATGAGTGAGGCATTCAATAATATACTTTTGCAAAAAGAGCCAGGGATTATCTCTCAAGTATGGCGGAAGTTTAACGGAGATAAAAAAGGTCTTGATGCCCTTAATAAGGCACAAAAATTAGGTAACAGCGCTCTACTTAGGTATATGAATTCATTAGGCGGTGGCGCTGTAGGAAAAAGAGGTGTAACTGACTTTTTAGCTAAAATTATGCAATCAGCAAAAGTTAATCCTTTAAATACTGACGCAACTAATCAAATGATTATTGACTCACTATTAGAAGAAAACGCCTATGCCGATGCATGGAAGAAAAAGACTAAGGAAGGATTAGATTATCGTTTTCCAGTATATGACGATTACGATGACTTTAGGCCAGAAAGCAATAGTAGTAATGAGAAAGAGCTATCTTCCATGTCCGATGCAGAAATAGACGCCATAGCAGATGGTCCTGATAAATAGGGAGTAATTAAATGGGCATAACTAAAGAACAGGCTATAGCAGAAAGGGAGAGAAGACGCAATTTATCGTCTGGTGCACGCAGCTATTCATCTGTAACTAAAGAGCAGGCTATAGCAGAAAGGAATAGAAGAAGGGGGTTAGAATCCCAAGAGCCTCATCGCGAGACATCAATCGGCGAAGATATCAAGCCTGAAAGCGCTCCGATGCCACAAACAAATAATGATTCTGTTGGTAATCCATTCGTAAAAGCGTTATTGGCTGGTCTAACCAGCCAAAGAGCAGTTTACGAAGCACCAGTACACGGAGCATTACAGCCTTTATTAGAAAGCGGTTATTTAGGACAAGGTGTATCCGATTGGTCTAAAGAAAAAGCAAGGGAACGAGAATCAAGTCTTAAATTAGCTGGAGAAGACTATCCTCTTATAACAAATGGAGGAGAACTTATAGGTAAAGTTAATAGAGATATATTAGCGGCTATAGCACTTAAAAAACCTGTAGGGGCATTAGCAGGAAACATACCCACCAAGGCACTCGCAGGTATTCCAAAATGGCTATTAAATAGTAATTTAGCAAAAAATATAGTTACTGGTGGATTAACAGGTGGTCTTGAGGGGGCAACAGATTATGTTAATGAAGGCGAATCTAGATTAGAAAATTCAGGGAAAAAAGCCGCAGGTGGAGCAATTGCTGGGGGAGTTTTTAGTGGACTTCAATATGGTGGAAAACAACTATTAAAACTTGGTAAGTGGGCAGCAAATCTTCCTAAAGCTTTTCCTAAAGGTGGTGCTAAAGAATTGGCCGACAAAATAGCTAAAGTCGATAGGGATGCTGCTAAAGATGCTGCTACTGAAGTGTATGACCGAGTAATAAGTGCTGCCGACAAAGCCAAAGTTAAAGTAGATTTATCTAAAATAAAATCTAAAGGCTTGTTAAGTGCTATGAATTCTGCTGAAAAAGAAACGCTTAAAAAAGCGTTGCCTAAAGTTAAAGAATCAAAAATAATATTACCAAATGGCAATAAATTAAAATCTATAACTCCTGGCGATCAAAGTTTTGGGAATGCTCATAATGTAAAAAAAGATTTAGATGATGCTATTGGCCGATTAGAAGGATTGCGGCAAACCACCAAAGTATCAAACCAATTAAATAAGCTAAAAAAAGGAAGGATTAAAGTTCAAAGCGCCATGTCGAAAGCATTAAAAGAAGCTGGTTTACACTCAGAGCTTGGGATGTTTAAGGAAGTAAATAAAACTTATGCAGACAAGGTGCTTAAATATAATCATCCATTGATTAAAAATTACTTAGGTATAACTAAAGGAAAAAAATCAATAGGAATTCCTACATTAACGGCAGAGGATTTTCTCAAGAAAGCTCATGGCGATAGTACCTTTAGGGCGCATTTTGGAAATAAATATCCAGAGATCGAGGTGAACCAGCTATTGCCAAAATATTTAAAAAGAGGCGCTAGTGCGCTTGGAATTGGTAGTGTTGGGGGATTTGGCTATCAGTTGTTTAAAGATAAATAATAATATTCTAATCATCTGTAGACGCCCAGCCAAACACTAGGGCACTTAAAATTAATCCTATAATATATATTATACACATTTTTAATCTCTTTTTTTTGTTAAAACTTTCCTAACCATTTTAAGATTAAAACAATTATAATTCCCACAATAACTGGGGCATATATAAATCCCACAAAAGAATTTATAAAAAAGTATTTTAAATCTTTTTCTAGCATCTTTAAGTCATCTTTAGTTGCTAAATCGCTCAGCGATCCATTTAATAAATGAACTTGCGCCTTTGCTTGTTGTTCTGGAATCCCAGAAGCAACTAAATTTTCATATGCTTGCAATGTATCTATACTGGCCACTTGCACATCCCCCAATTAGTTTACCAATTAACTATACCTTAAGCCGATGGGTAGGTCAAGGGTTTTATCTTCCATGTATACAAAACATTACAACTGTTTTTACAATAAACACAAGCATCGCACTAATCATGGTATAGAATATTTTGTTAGTGCTACTTTTAACATCTTTTATATCGGCCTTTACATCTTTTATATCGGCTTTTAATTCGGTTCTCAATGCTTTAATCTCGGCCTTTACATCTTTTATATCGGCTTTTAATTCGTCTTTAACTTGATCAATTTTGTTATCCAAGCCTTGTACTGCCACATTTAAAGCATCCGTTTCTGCAACTGCCTGTTCTTCTGGCACTCCGCCAGCCTTTAAATCTTTATAGTATTGCCACGCTGTATTAGTCATTTATTGTATATCCCCATGCAAATTTATAGTAGTTATATTCTTAAATTTTACTATACTAAAAACTGCAAAGCAACGGATGCCACAGCAAAGAAAGGATTCTAAATATGGCTCTCGACCCTAGATATATAACGGCTATTGATTTGTCTCCATATTTGGTAGACAAAGATTCGGGCGCACCCTTATCTAATGGGGTTGTCTCTTTCTGGCAAGATGATGCAAGAACTGTGCCAAAACTTGTATATGAGCTATCTGGCGCACCGCCTAATTACACTTATACGGCATTGCCTAATCCTATTATTTTAAGCAACGCTGGAACATTTCAGGATGCAGCAGGCAACAATATTGCTGTTTACTATTTTCCTTACGATTCACAGTTACCAGACGCAAACGTACAGCTTTATTATATTACTGTTACTAATTCAATGGGAACAGAACAGTTTACTAGAGAGGCATGGCCTAATATAGTAACCAACGAAAGCGAATCCCTAACACAAGCTAATATTAGCAATGGCTTGATTAACCCTCAGTTTGCAAACGTATCGTTTAGCCCTCCAACCCCGTTAATCATAACCTCTCCAGTAACAGGAACAGTTAGCACGGTAATAGGGCAACGTTGGACGTTAAATTTAACAACGCTAGGGGCTGGTAGCGTAACAGTTACTAGAAATTCAATAGCAGGATCTTCGGCTTACCCGGGCAACCCGCCTTATACTTTAACAGTAACACCAAGTGCTAACGTTACAGGATTAACCCTTTTCCAAAGGCTATACCATAACCCTAACATTTGGTCTCCTCAGCCAGGAGGCACAAACGGTTACATTGCAACATCTATTTTATTAGCACCTCTTAGTTCTGTGACAATGCAATATGCACCATCAGTTGGTGCGCCCCAAGCGTTGCTTACCGCTAACAATGTGTTGGGTACTTATCAAGAATTTACAAACACGGTTCAATTGGCCGCAGCAAGTAATACTGACAATGCTGATGTGGGGTATGTTGATATAATTATAACATTACCAATTGCAGCTACTACTACTTTATCTAACGTTCAAGTTGCTGGTTTAGAAACAGATCTAACCAATGTTATTTTTGATCAAATCCCAGTTAACCAGCAAGTAGAAGAGGCTAATATTCCTGCATTAGAATATAAGCCTATTTCAAGCTATTTATGTGGGTGGGATTTCCCCTTAAATCCTTCCCAATTTTTAGGAACGACTGTTGCAGTTCAAGCAGTTGGTGCTAACAAATCTTTTTATGCCTGGGATCAAACAATAGTATTTCAATCGGCCAATAGTGGCGTTAGCGTTAATCGTGGTGGTAATGGTGAATTAGTATTAACCGCTGCTGCTGCTGTTCAACCTGCAATAGTCCAATATTTAGATTCAACTAAGGCACGAGAAATGTTGAATTCAAAGATGTCTTGTGCCATTGAAAGCAAAACCTCTAATTTAGCTGGAATAACCGCAACAATATCGTTATGGTATTGCACTGATGCTTCTTTACCAAGCGTAGTAGCTGGCACTAATAATTCTGTTGTCGCCACACTAGACGCTAATGGACATCCTGCCACTTTAAACGGCACATGGGTCGAGGTTCCACGAAGTGATTTAGGAAATGCTCAATTTACCATAAAGGCTAATGCCACTACTAATTTTAATTTTAATGGTTTTAGCGGTTGGGATATGAAAGGAGTAGCAGCTACTCAAACTGCTAATTTTTTTGCAATTGTAGTGGGTTTTGGGGCAATGACAGCGGCGGATACTATCTCGATTAATTCCGCAAGCGTTGTGCCGGGAGATATACCTACAAGGCCAGCACCACAATCAGTAATATCCGTCATGCAAGACTGTTTATACTACTATAGGAAATCATTTTCCAACAGTATCGTTCCGGCAACCGCATTAGGCGTTGGCACAGGCGAGTATTATTTCCCTGTTAATAATTTAAATGGAGTTGGTATTGGGTTTCCTTTGGAGTTTGAAACTGGTATGAGGGTCGTGCCAACTGTAACTACATACAACCCAATAAATAATAATGCACAAGCTTATAATTTAACTCAATCTGCTGATGAGTCAAGCACTGCTGTTTTAAATGCTACGCCTAAATTTGTTTGTATAACAACAGCTACTAATTTTGGGGGAAATCTTGGAAACATAAGGATCGTGCATTGGGTGGCAGATGCTCGTTTAGGAATAATTTAAT